CAACGCATATCGTAGAATTATGAGAAAGACATTAGTTCATCCAAAAGATGAAATTGTGTCAGTGCAAATGCAAAGGGCAGTGCGTAAGAATGTTGGTGAGTCTTGGAAAATCACAAGAAAAGACTCCATGACAGATATTGATGCAGCATTAGCAACAGTTTTGGCTGTCTGGTATGTGGATACACAAATTCAAGCAACTCAGATGGTTTGGTAAAGGAGATACATGGGAATATTTAACAGACTTTTAGGCAGGGAAGAAGAAGAATACATTGAGCATTATGTTCCTTCAGAGATGGAAGAGCGTGGGGCATTTATCCCATTTAGACAACCATTTGTAGTCAATGAAATAACAGCGTTACAACTAATACCAGTATCAAGATGTATATCAGTTCTTGAAACAGCAGCAATGCAAATACCTGTAGAAGTAGTCAGGGGTATTGAAAAAGTAGATTCTCCATCATGGTTAGTAACACCTGATGTTGAGAACAATGTAACTCAAGCAGAATTTCTTGGTCAAACAATTGTCTCAATGGCAATTTATGGAAATGCCTATTGGAAGATTTACAGAGGTGCCAGAGGTATCTCTAACTTAGAACTTGTCCCAGCAAACTGGGTAAACATTGAACAGGACACAAGAGGAAACCTCACCTATTCAATCAACGGTACAAAACAAGCAAAAGACAGTATTAAACACTTGAAGTTATGGTCTATTCCTGGGGATATATATGGGCAGGGACCACTACAACGCCATAAGCAAATTATTCAATCAGCCAATGACCTGCAGAACTATGCAGACAATTGGTTCAAGATGGCTGCTGTTCCAACAGGAACTCTCACCACATCAGAATTTCTTTCTGCAGATATTGCCCTTGCCAACAAGAAGGCATTTATTGAATCACAGAAGGAAAGAAGCGTTGCTGTACTTTCATCAGGACTTGCATATCAAGCGATATCACTCAACCCTGAAGAAGCACAGTTCTTGGCTAACCAAACATTTACTACTCGTCAGATAGCAAACATGTTTGGAGTTCCAAGTATGTACCTTGGTCTTTCAGTAGAAGGCTCAGGACTTACATATACAAACGGTAATGAAGACAGACAAAAACTGTATGAAGACGGATTACAGCAGTACATAGTTCGCATTCAACAGGCATTAACTGATTTGCTACCAAGAGGTCAGAAGGCAGAATTTAATATGACTGGGTTCCTACGCCCTAATGTATTAAATAGATATCAAAGTTATGCAATTGGTATTGATAAGAGATTCTTAACTGCAAATGAAGTTAGAGAGTCTGAAGGAATGCCTCCAATTAAAGAGTCAGACCTTCCACCAGTTCCACAACCAGTAGTAGCAAATAACAATCCTCAGCAGGATGCTAAACAACCTGCAGTTTAAAATGAGGGTATATGGAGACAAACATGGAAAATAGAAGTTTTGAAATTAGAGAAACCAATACAGAAGCCAGAGAAGTTATTGGCAGAGCAGTTCCATACAATGAAACTATTGATATTGGTGGGGGAGACAAAGAGCAGTTTGTAAGAGGCTCAGTTGACCTTAACTCACATGTAAAACTATTCAGAGGTCATAAAGAAATTATTGGCAAGGTCAATCACATGGAAGAGCGTGAAGACGGACTCTGGATTAAAGCAAAGATTAGTAACACCAAACTTGGAGACGAAACTCTTGAGTTAGTTAAAGATGGTGCTATTCGTTCATTTTCAGTTGGGTTTATTCCAGTTGTAGATGAGAAGCAAGACAGAACAATCATACGCAAAAAGGTAAATCTTAAGGAAGTTTCTTTAGTTGATTTCCCTGCATATGAAAACGCCTCAGTGACTGAGGTTAGAGAAATCAAGGAGGAAACAAACAATATGGAAACAACAACAACACCTGATTACTCTTCAGAAATCGCTGAAGTGCGTAATCATGCAGAAGAGTTGGAACGCCGTTTAGAAGTTTTGTCAGTAGACAAGACAGAGGCTCCAACAGCACCACAATTCCGTTCATACGGTGAGTATGTAAAGTCAGTTGCAACAGGAGAAGACAATGGTCTTGTTCTTGCTCGTGCATTTGCAGATACAAACTCAGTAATGGCAGACAGCATCTTGAAGAACGCATGGGTCAATGACACCATCCGCATTCTTGACATGGGTCGTCCAACATACAATGTATTTAGTTCAGCACCACTACCTGCAGATGGAATGACAATTGAGTACCCACTACTCAATTCTGACAGTTCAGCAATTGAAGAGCAGGAAGCAGAAGGAGACTCACTTACATTTGGTAAGATTGACCTAACTTCAGCAACTGCAAACATTAAGACATACGGTGGATACACTGCTATGACTCGTCAGTTGATTGAGCGTTCATCTGTTGCTTATGTAGATGCAGCATTCCGTGCAATGGCTGCAGCATATGCAAAGAAGACAAACAATGTAGTTAAGGCTGCTCTTGCAGGTGCTGCTACATCAACAACATCAGTTGCAGCATGGTCTGCAGATGCAATCATTGAAGCCCTTGCAGATTCTGCAACTAAGGTAAACAATGAAACAGGTAAGTCACTTGAATTTATTCTCGTATCTTCAGATGTATTCAAGCAACTTGCTAAGCAGGTAGATGGTCTTGCTCGTCCAATCGCAGCAGCCACAAACCCTTCAAATGGATTCGCATCAATCAATCCAGTTGGACTAACAGGTTCAATCGCAGGTCTACCAATCGTTCTTGACCCATCACTTCCAAATGGAACTTTCTACACAGGTTCATCTACAGCACTTACAACATATGAGTCTGCAGGTGCTCCATTCCGTCTGAATGATGGAGATATCACAAACCTTACACAGCAGTTCTCAGTTTATGGCTACCTTGCAGTTGCTGCACAGGACCCTAAAGCAATTGTTCGTGTTGGTAATCCACTGGACTAATAGGGGAATTTAAATGGACTGGACTGACCTCAAGGCTTATGTAGGTGCTTCTGACTTGGATAACGAGTTTGCAGAAGAATGCTGGGATACAGCAACTGACTTAATTGCATCTTATGTGCAATCAACAAAGGTTCCTGTTCAAATCCTTAAGCGTTGTTACCTTGAGGTTGGTTCAGAACTATTTCATAGACGCTCTGCTCCAATGGGAATTTCACAGTACTCAGCATATGACGGAGCACCTATCCGTATTGCAAGAGACCCATTAGCAGGTGTCTATCCACTACTTAACCGTTACATGGTGAGGTTTGCATGAACATCTCAGGTATCAAAGAAGATATAGCAAATATCCTTAGAGAAGAACTGCAGAATGTTTATAAGTTCTCACCAGCAAGACCAACTGCTCCTTGTGCAATTCTTGAAGCAGGGTTTCCTTTCATCAGTGTTAATGATGATGAATATGAAGCAATCTATTCAACTAACTGGAAGATTCTTCTTCTTGTTCCAACAGCACAAAATGATGTTGAGACAACAGGACTTGATTCTTTGTTAGATGCACTTCTCCCATTGATTTGGGCAAACACAGCAGTATCAAAATTAGATGTAGATAAGCCATTCCTCACTGAGGCAAATGGAGCAACTTACTTAAGTACAAACATTAACATCACTATAGATTCACAAGGAGGTCAGTAATGACAAGATTAAAAGGAAAGAACATTGTGTTCAAGGTTGGTTCAACCGATTACGCAGGTTCAGTAAAGAATGTGGTCTTCAGTTCAGCAGTTGGTGAAATGGGTTTTGGGGATTATTCAGACTCACTTGATTACACATGCACAGTAACAGGATTCCAAGATTTCGCAGCAGCATCACTATGGACACAATTGTTCGCAAACCCAGGAGCAACACTGTCTCTTACATTTGCACCACACGGTAATGCAGTTGCATCAGCAACACAGCCACACTTTGAAGCAACAGGATATGCAGAAACTGTTCCTGATATGGGTGGAGCAGCAGGGGAATATTTCACATATGACCTAACAATTAAATTGGATGGAAAGCCTGTAAAGGTAGTTTCCTAATAGGTTGCAATGGCAGAGTACACAGTTGCAGTTAAGGGATTAAGAGAAGTAGTTAGAAGTTTTAATCAGTACGCAGGTGCTGTTCAAGACTTGAAAGAAGCAAACTACGCCATTGGTTCTAAGGTCGCACAGACAGCCTCTGCCATTGCTCCTGAACAATCTGGAGCATTGAGAAGTTCTATTAGAGCAAACAAAGCAAAGCAGAAAGTTCAAATCAAAGCAGGTGGAGCGAAGGTTCCTTATGCAGGTGTTCAGGAATATGGATGGGCAGCAAGAAACATAAAGGCTCAACCATTCCTAAGAAGAGCAGCATGGACAAACAGGGAATACACAAGAACTCAGTATGTATCAAACCTAAATGCCATAAGAAGAAAATATATTGGAGGCAGTTAAATGGATATTTCACAATTAAAGATGAAGGACCTTGCAGAAGTTGAAACTCTCACAGGTTTAAATATGGATGAGTGGGACAGTGGTTCTAAGGTAAAACTAACCATTGCCATTGCATTAGTCATGGGTAAGAAGTCACAGCCTGACCTAACTTGGGAACAAGTAGAGAACATGAGCGTTGATGAACTACAAGCACTAACAGGTGCAGAACTCCCAAAAGCGACACTCTCTTAGAACTCATGGGTGATTTCTGTGCAGCCACAGGATATACACCCACTCAATTCTGGGAGTTAACGAATGAAGAAGTTGTATGGATTACGAAGGGGGTAAGGAAGAAAAATGGCTAATAATATTGTTGTAGACATTGTTGCAGATACACGCAGCCTTGTTAGAGGTGTCAATGAGACCAACTCTAAACTCAATTCCCTCAACGGTTCAGTAAATAAGATTTCAGGTGCCTTCAAAGGCATAGCAGCAGCATTTGGTTTATCAGTAGGTATCTCTTGGTTTAAGGATGCTATCAAGGCAGCAGAAGATGAAAAGAAGTCATTTGATGCTCTTGCCCTTGAGTATGGGGCTTCAGCAGATGCTGTAATTGAAAAAGTCAACGGTATGTCAAAGAAGTTCTATGTAGATGATGGAACCATTGCACAGTTAATAGTTGACCTCAGAGGAAAGTTAAGAGCAGAACTTGACCCACTTGCTGCTGATTTAGCAGAAGGAACAATAAACCTTGCAAGAGTAATGAATACACCCATTGAAGAGATGGCTGCAAAGATGCAGAAGGTTGTTAAAGACGGCAAGATAACTATGACTGAGTTACAGCAACTTGGTGTTAAGTTGAATGAAAAACAGCAGAGGTCATTTGATGCTGCAGTCAAGTCAGGAACTACGGTTCAGTGGCTAACAGATTACTTAACCAGTGCTGAGTATCAGAAGAAGGCTTTGTCCATGATTACTCCTTGGGACAAACTCACATTCACAATGAATGAAATAAAAGATTTAGTAGGTGGGAAACTCCTCAAGGCATTTGAGAACATATTTGATTTCTTCACAGACACAGACAAAAACGGTATTACTAAGACTAATAAGAACTTTGAAGATATGAAGGACATTCTTATCCTCATAGCAGCAGCCCTTGTTGCCTCAAAGATTATTACTCCCATAGTTATGTGGATGAAGGCTGTACAAGGTTTAACCATTGCAAACATTGCTCTCAACATTGCCATGAACGCTAACCCAGTAGGTCTAATT